CACGATAGACGGAAGCAATGGCACGAACCAATTCTACACCAGAAAAGGAATTATCGTTGCAACGGCCAACAAAAGGTGACACATAAGTAGCACCTGCTTTAGCAGCAAGGATTGCCTGCGCAACAGAGAAGACCAGAGTCACATTGGTCTTCTGACCACGAGAATTCAGAATCTTACAGGCTTGCAAACCTGCAGGGGTGCAAGGAACTTTAACTGTGAGTGCCTTGTGTGCTCGATAGTCACCACCTTCCAAGACCATAGCATCAACATCATCACATGCTGAAGGATGAACTTCAATAGAAGCACTTTCTAACTCAGGACACCTTTCCATAATATTCATAACGCAGTCTCTTGCGTTATCATATCCCAACTTTGCAATCAAAGTAGGGTTGGTGGTCACACCATCAATCAATCCAGTTTTGTAACGGCGTTCAATGGCACGCTGCTCAGCAGTATCAAGAAATAATTTCATGGGTTGTAATTTTTAAAGATTTTCTTCCTGCTCTGTCAGGATAGTACAGTCAGACTTAGGATAAGCAACACAAGTGAGAACCCAACCCTCTTCGATTTGATCATCGTCAAGGAAAGATTGCTCCTCATTATCAACCTCACCCGCTACAAGTTTGCCAGCACAAGCAGAACAAGCACCAGCACGGCAAGAGGAAGGAAGGTCAACACCTGCTTCTTCTGCTGCATCAAGAATGTACTGATCTTCAGCACATTGGATAGTTGTCTCGGAGCCGTCGGGAGACTGGAGAATAACATTAAAAGTCATCAATTGATATCGGGTTCAGTATATATTATATCACATGAAGAGGACTTCATGGTCCTTATCAGTGTCTACTAACCATTCATTGAACTCAGCATACAAATCGGTTGCTTCATGATACATCTCTTGATCAAGAAGCGTTTGGATTCTTGCCTTGGCCCAATCATAAGTGCCAGCAACTGTGAGTTCATAACTCAGGTCCATAGTAGTCCTTGCGCATGTAGCGTCCGAGTATGTTGCTATTATAATACATCGGAGAGCCTGTGTCAAGAGACTCTTTCAGGACATCGTTGAGGAAGAGTTGCTTTGTCTCCTCATAGTTACAATGTCCCTTAGTCTTATGCAGGCTCAAGATCTCTCTGGTAAAGGAATCCTTACCAAAGAGTTTGATATCTGCCTTGAGTTCAGGACACGAACCATAGTATTTTTTCCAGTCGGATTCCTGCTTTACCTTCCTTTTCTTTCCAGGAGGTGTTCGGAATGACCAAAAATACTTTCTACCAATGTAGCGTCGTGTGTTTGACTTATTGGTAATGAGATAAACAAAGCCGTAGTAGTCCCCAATATCAGGGGAATCAAAAGTCTTACCATTATATAACCACGGATTGGGGTAACTATTCAGTGATTGAGTCGATGACATCTCTGATCAGCCCTTCATCACTTTCTGCATAAACAACTGCTGCCTCATCAAGGTCAGCGCAATGGCCGGTTTCAACCACATAGTTCATGAATAATTGTCTCTCTTCTGCGAACTTCAGAACGCTCTCAATGAACTCCTCAGGAGCACCTGTAAGGAACTCAATTGCCTCTTGATAGTCTTGTACCTGACCCTCAGAGATGAGGAAATCAGCGATCAGAGTGAAGTTGTCAGACTCATCTACAGTCTTTCTACGACCACCACTCATGGGTTCATCATGTTGCTTAGGTCCACTATCCTTTCCATACTTTTTCTTGGCGACAGCTCTCTTAGAACCATCAGCATTTCTGAAGTCTGAAGGATAGGTTGCTTCATCAACCTTTTTCTTCTCTAATTTATCAAGTGCTTTTTGATTTGCCTTGATTGCTTTGTCATATCCACCACCTGGTTTGCCAACACCACCATGCTTTCCGCCAGGTCTACCGAATGGATCTTTCTCTTCTTTGTAGTTGCTACGGGCTTTCTCATCACCCATCTTGGAGAAGCGCTCATTCTCCTTCTGACGGGAGATAGCAGAGACGATCTTAGAAGACTTGTCCATTGCAGACTGCTTCTTCTGACCTCTAGAGGACAGTGCAGTGCGGGCTAAGTTGCCAGCACGGCGATACATCTTGTTCTCTTTTGCCTTGTCGATCTCTTTGTAACCTTCTTCGACTTCAACTTCAACTTCTTCTTTCTGAGCTCTCTTACGCTTGGCAAAATCATAGTATGACTCACCAGGACGCAGTTTATTATCATCCTTCTTCTTAGCTGCTGCCTTAGCAGCATCAGCACGATCTTCACGAGCACGCTGATTGGCACCAGGACCACCCAGTTTACGATCCTTCTCGGGATCGGGATGCCAGGTGTCTGCAACCTCTTGTACATCCTCTCCTTCAGGAGTAGGGGGATTGTTCATCTGTCTATACAACTCCGACAAACCACGGAGTTGATCCATCCCCTTATACAGATCCATCGACTCTAACCTAAAACGTGAAACTATTTAGGTTTTCAGAGTTTAAATCCGGCGAATGTGTCCTTGTTTACATCCTGCTTGATGCCGCCAACGATGTAGGATTCTACCTCAGTTTCCTGTGGTGCCACTTGCAATCCTTTAGAGGACAACCAGTGCTCTGTCCAGGGTAATGGATTGTTCTTTTGGGGTACATCATAGATGGGTTTGATTCCAACCGCCTTCATGCGGCGATTAGCAACCCACTCAACATACTTGCTAAGAAGTTTATCGTTCAGACCAATCATAGATCCATCTCTGAACAGATAATCAGCCCATGCTTTCTCTTGATTGACGCAGTTCTGGAACTGTTCCATAAACCAAGGTTCTTGTTCCTTGGCAATCTTCTTCATCTCAGGATCATCACCTTCACGCCACTTGTTCAGGATATTTTGCGTGAGTACCAGGTGTTGCGATTCATCTCTCGCGATAAGCGAAATGATTTTGGCAGACCCCTCCATAAGTTTAAGCTCGCCAAAAGCGAAACTACAAGCAAAAGACACATAGAAACGAATGCCTTCCAGGATATTGACATTCGCGACTGCTCTATAGAGTTTTGTCTTGAGGTCATACAGATTTGCTTGTGCAGTTGGTACTTGCTCTAGTGCATGTTGCCAATCATTGGAGTTTCCATACTGTTGGGCAGCTCTCACAAACTCATCATATCCAGAGGTAACACTAGTTGCTCTCTCCATGATGTTTGCATCGTCCAGAATCGTATCAAATACCTCTCCAGGGTTTGAATATACGTTCTTGATGATGTATGTGTAGGAACGGGAGTGGATCATTTCCATGAATCCCCATACGGTCATGGCAGATTCAAGCTCAGGTAGTGAGCAGTAAGGGATAAAAGCCATCCCAGGACCACGCCCTTGTACGGAGTCAAGCATGATCTGGTACTTGAGATTGGAAGTATAGATGTGCCTCTGTTCCGCATTGAGTTGAGCGTAATCTCCACGGTCTTTTTGAAGGGAGACCTCTTCGGGTCTCCAGAAGTATCCAAGTTGTTGAGTTGTTAACTTATCAAAGACTGGATATCTAAAATTATCATATCTTTGGAGTCCCAGTGGTTTACCAAAGAACATAGGCTGCTTAGTAGCGTCATGTGTTTCTGGATTAAATACCGTCATTCCCTGAACTTTGTTCTCATATCCCGCGCTGACCTTAAATTTTACAGGACTCACAGTCATCTTCTTCCGTCTCCTCGATAAGTGATAGTATTTGCTCTAGATCTTCTTTTTTATCTTCTAAATCATCTGTCTTCAGGTCATGCGTGTTCTGGTAGTAAGAGGTTTTCCATCCAAGTTTGTAAGTTGTGAGAAGATCTTGTGCCATAACAGAAACAGGCACTTCATTATCAGGGTAATGCTCTGGATTGTAACTCCAATTACCACTGATTGCCTGATCAAAGAACTTCTGCATTATGGCGACGATCTTAATATAACCCTCGTTAGATTCCATATCCCAGAGAAGGGTGTAATTATTCTTGAGATGACCGTACGAGGGGACAATTTGCTTAAGAGGTCCTTTCTTGGATTTTTTAATGGACAGGTAGTCTCTAGGTGGTTCGATTCCGTTTGTGGCATTTGACACAACGGAACTGCTCTCCGAAGGCATCTGTGCGGACAGTGTGCTGTGTCTGAGACCGTATTTCTCGATGCTCTCTCTAAGAGCTCCCCAATCACAGGCATATTCTGGCGCGACCACTTCATCAACTTCCTTCTTATATGTATCGATGGGAAGAATTCCATCTGCATACTTGGTGCGACCGAAGTCACTACACCATCCTTTCTCTTTTGCAATCTCGTTGGATGCTTTGAGAAGGTAGAATTGGAATGCTTCCGACAGTTCATGGACCAGTTTATGCGCCCTAGGATCGTCGTAATGCTCCCCGTTCTTAGCAAGGTAGTGTGCCAGTCCAATGAACCCGATTCCAAGCGATCTACGCGCCTTTGTGGCACGCTCAGCAGCCTTCACAGGGTACTCTTGATAGTCAATCAGTTCTTCCAAACCACGAACAGAGAGGTCACAGAGTTCCTCAAGTTCGTTAAGGTTCTTTAGTTTGCCTACGTTGATAGCAGACAGAATACACAGCGCAATCTCACCAAAATCATCATCAATATGATTGATGGGATCGGTAGGCAGAGTGATCTCCTGACACAGGTTACTCATATTCACCTTGTCCTTGAAGGAGGAATGAGAGTTGCAGTGGTCAATGTTCATGATATAAACACGACCAGTCTCTGCACGCTCTTTCAGTAGGTTGAGAATGAGTTCTTGAGCACTGACAGTCTTTCTTGAAATAGACTGATCCGATTCATACTCCACATAGCGATCATCAAATGAATCAGTACCAAAAGCATCATAGAGTCCCGGTACATCATGCGGTGAGAACAAGCTAATCTCTCCATTCTGGATGAAACGCTCGTAGAAAAGTTTTGAAATCTGGATTGAGTAATCAAGTTTCCTCACGCGGTTGTCTTCTGTACCCTTGTTGTTCTTGAGAACAAGGATATCTTCTATTTCTTGGTGCCAGATTGGGAAGTGGACAGTCGCTGAGCCACCTCGAATTCCATTTTGTGTACAGCACCTGACAGTCGATTCAAACTTTTTAAGGAATGGTACAACACCTGTGTGTTGAACTTCTCCACCACGGATTTTAGAGTTGATTCCACGGATTCGACCTGCGTTGATGCCGATTCCCGCCCTTTGTGCAACATATTTGCCGATAGCCATATCAGAACTAAAGATGCTATCGAGGGTGTCATCAACATCAACAAGAACACAGCTAGCAAACTGTCGAAGTGGGGTTCGTACGCCTGCCATGATGGGCGTTGGGATGTTGATTCTGTGTCTGGAGATGGCATTGTAGTAGCGTCGTACATATGACAGCCTTGTTTCCTTAGGATACTCAGCAAAAATCGTGAGAGCAATCATAATGTACATGAACTGTGGAGTCTCGTAGACTTGTCCACTGCTCCTGTCCTGTACCAGATACTTATCAACTACCTGGCGAAGACCAGCGTAGGTGAACATGAAATCACGCTCATGATCAATGTAAGTATTTACTTCTTCGATCTCTTCCAAAGAATACTTTGTAAAGATTTCCTTATCATATACGTCATTCATGGTGCAATTCATGATCTGAGTGTTCAGATCAGGAAGAGTCCTCATCTTTCCATACAATGACTTTCTAACGGCGAACAGAAGTAAACGTGCCGCGACAAACTGATAATTAGGATGCTCCAAATCGATGAGATCACTAGCACTCCGAATAAGAATTTCTTGAATCTCTGCGGTTGTGATTCCATCATAGAACTGAATCCCAGAATTGATCTCTACTTGACTTGCAGAGACTCCAGAGAGTCCTGAACAAGCTGCTTCCACCATTGTATGGAGTTTAGTCAAATCAATTGGTTCAGTGGTGCCGTTACGCTTCTTGACTTTGATACCGTTGCTCATACTTTTTTCCACTGATTGAACTTTACTTTTGCTTCTAGACCACTGTAGACATTACATTCTACTACAGACTGGACATCATGTCCAGCTAAAACCATATCATTTATATCTTTCTGGTCAACACCAGAAGGCCAAATGACTACCTTATCACCACTGGCAATGGTTCTGTCGATTCTATTGACAATCTCTCTATTGCGCGGTTCGTTGTCATAGATCCAAACAGGATCGCTAATCCCCCAACGACTAACGTCAGCATCAGCTCCACACATAGCAATCGAGTTGCATAAGAATGTGCTGTCGAAAGGTCCTTCTGTAACATAGACTGGACCATCGCCTCTGATTGTATCAAGTCCGAAGATTTTTGGTGCTTCATCGCTAATCATTATGGTGAGATATTTAGGTTTTGAAGTAGGGTCTAATGCTCTACCTTGGAACCCAATTAATTGCTTTTCAAGATATAAAGGAATGACTATTCTAGGCTCAACACGTAAGCTCTGATGATTACTCTTCTTATAACTTTTGACAAACTCGTTAAAGTCTTCTGCGTAATAGAATCGACTGGGATCAAGACCACGTTTTTCCAGATAGGTTCTAGCAATATCCACTGTATCACATAGAGGGAGTAGGATATTGGCCTTAAACTTAGGTTTCTCAAAAACGAAGGATGTAGTTTCACTTGGCGCAGCATTTCGACCTCTCTTACCGTCCTTGAAATTCTCCAAAAGATACTTCTTATGTAACTCTGGATCAATGTGTTTCAGAAAGTTTGCAAACGACATCGAAGCACCACAGTTGTGGCACTTGTAATTGACGTTAGTCTTGATACTATACAAGTATCCCCTGCTGACATTCTTGCGCTTAGCAGAATCGCCACACAGGGGACACCTAAAGTTCCAGAGTCCTGGCTTTACCTTCTTGAATTTCTCCAGTCTAGGAGAAATAAGGGTGATGAATTCGTCGGTTACCAGGCTCATTCGCAACCTTCACTACGCTCTCTATTGTAGCACTTTTGCCTGATAAAAACAAGTGCTCTGCGAAAGTTGAAATGACTGGTCTTACAAAGAAAGATAGTACAAGTATGCCACCCAGGGCCATGTAAATTCTTTTTTCAATTCCTTGTAGACGGTCTTTGACCATCAAAATATCTCTTCTACAACCTTCCTTGACAATCTGAAACTCAGCGTTACATTTATCTGTCAGATTATCAATCTTAGTGAACAAGATGTCATCTACCTTATCTTGCTTCTCTAATTTCTCCGAATGAACCGCTAATAACTTGCTCATCTGCTCATTCATATCAGCAATTCTGCCGATAGCCTGATCCATGCGATCGATTACATCGGCCATGGACTCCAGTTTAGTGGAGAGAATTGCTATTTGCGTTTGGTTGTTGGTCTCCATCTCTTGATGAGGTCCTTACGGTCTTTGTAGGGTTGCTTTCGTCTTAGATCCAGAGGTTTGTCATAACCTGCTGTAGGTGAACCAGAGTCTGTCTTTGCACTGCCACGATACATTGCACCACCACCAGATGAAAAAGACATTACAGGTGCCTCTTCTCTGAAATAATGAATGATTCTGTCCAGTGCTTTAGATTTCATTTAATAATTCCAAACAAGTCTTATCCTCTTCAATATCTGTAAAAGACGATCTAGGATAATCTGGTAATCTATTCAGAAATAGCAGAAAACTCTTAGCAGAAGGCCAGAGATTCTGTTCTAGTTTAAAGAACAACAGTGGAACTGTTGCGTCATTGAATACATTAAACAGGATTGTTAAATGATTTAGAATCAGGTTAGTCTTTAAGACACCCGTAGTTTCGTAGCGTTTTAGCAAACGCTTAACATACTTAAATCTCTTCAGATCGTCATAGAAATCATCCTCAGTCAGTGCCTGAGGATTATCGTAAAATTTGATGGCGAATAAAAGATAAT